TGTTCCTCGCGTTCGGTTTCGGGGGTTTCGAGGTCGTCGCCGGCATCCGGCGATTCAGTTTCAACCGTGGCAGGCGGGGTGTAGCCCTCGCTCATCGTCTTACTCCATCACACCATGTCTTCGGGTCCGCCCTCACCCGGCTCGGGCGGTTCGGCCGCCCCCTCGGCTTCTGATCCGGCAGGCTTCCACACCGCCGCCGGGGCTTTCTGCCAGTGCGGCGGCTGGCCGCTGCTGGCGCGAGCTGCGGCCACGTCGGAGGCGGCCTTGAAGGCTTCGACGTTGACCCGCGCGCCCTCGTTCTGCGCCGTGGCCATGTCCTTCGTCGCCTTGGCGGACTTCGCCTGCGTGTCGGCCTGCGTGTTCTGAAGCTCGGCCTGCCCCTGCGCCTGTTCGAGCTGCTGCGCCGGGTTCGGCTGCGACGCGGCGTCGGCCTTCTTTTGGATCGCGGCGCTGAGCTTGGTCGCGACCGCGGCCGGGAGGTCGAGATAGGGGATGATCATGGCGATCTCTTCCGGCCCGATCACCTGAGCCTGGAAAAGCTCGGGCAGGAGCGGCAGGAGAACTTGCACCACCTTGGCCTTCTGGTTCGGCCCGGCCGGCGCGTCGTCCACGACGATATCGTACTGCTGCGCATCCATCGTCATCGCCAGCGTGACGTATTGCGCCGTTCCCTTGTCCACGATCCGCACGAGCTTGTCGTCGGGGAGGAAAATTCGCATTTGGGCGAGTAAACAGCGGCCTTGATCGCGCTGATAGCGCCGTTTGGCGTCAAAAAATGCGCTCAGAATGCCGTAGGCGGCCTGTTTTCGCTGCGCTTCCAAGACTCCGGGCTGTTCGCGCCCGGCAATGCCGAGAATCTCTTCATTGACGCCTGTGCAAGCCTTCACCATGTCCCGCGCGAATTCCATCATCTGGAAAAGCGCCGGGTTGATCGGCGTCGGCGTCTTGGGCTGCATCTTCGGGCCTTGAGCATTGCTCAGGCTGCCGGGCTTGACCCAAGTGATTTTGTCGGCGGCGGCGTAGGTCTGCTCGAACTTGCGAATATCGGCGACCGCATCCTCTTCCATCGTCAGGCCGCCGTTGGCGTTCGTCCTGACGATGTGCAGAATCTCACTGTAGAGCTTATTCGTGAACTTCTGCGGGTCGAGCATCGGCCGCACGAGCCCGAACCACGTTCCTTTGTTACGGTCGCGCTTGCCAGTGATCGCGTGATAGCGGAAGCACCCTTCCGGCATCTGTTCGGTGAACAGAATCTGATCGTTGGCGACCAGGGCGCGGTAAAAGACCTTTTCGTAGCTGCGCGTTGACGGAATCTGCGGATTCAGCGCCTTCGCCTGCGCGAATTCTTCCGGCCGCAGCTTGCCGATTTTGATGACGTTCGGGTCTTCCGGGCTCGGGAGCGGCGCGAGATAGATCGGCTCGCGCTCGAACCATTGCCACTCGCAGACGATCACCTCTTCCGTGCCAGCGCCGTTCCCCAGCATCCCGCTCGTGTAGCGGGTCTGCGGATTCACGATTGTCAGCCGCTTCCCTTCATCGTCGGCGGCGTTCATGCCCTCGGGCGAGGCGTCGGGCTGGCCAAGCTCGGCGGCGTATTCCTCGAACGCCTCCCGGCTCATGGGGATTTCGCGCTTGAGGTAGCGTTTGTCCTCGAAATTCGGCTTGCGGCTGGAGGCGTCGGCCTTGATCTGGAGCGGGTCTACCCGTTCCTTGATCAGCGCCACGTCGGAGCCGTCGATCTCGGGTTGCGAGCCGGTCCAGCCGATCCCGCATACCAGGCAATCATAGAAGGCTTCGGAGTCTTCTTGGTCGCCGTTGCACTCATCGTTGATGTAATCGGCGCCCTGCGTCAGTACATCAGAGACGCCCTGATCACCAACCTCGCGGGGGTAATACATAACCTGTTGCCGGTTCTGTATTTCCGCGCCCGCTACTGCGTCCAGGGTCGGAGCCGTGATGTTGAACACTACCGGGAGCTTGTTATTTTCTTCGAGAGTGGCCTTGTCTGCCGGGTCCCACTGATGGCCGGCGACGAAATCATAGGATTGCTTGGCTTCCTCAACCCAGGTTGACCACTTCGCCTCTAGCAGCTTGTCCCAGGCGGCGAACTTGGTCAGGAGGGCGGAGTCGCTTTCGGCCTGTTGCTCAGCGGGGGTTTTCTGCGCGTCGAATTGCGGGCCGCGGGGTTCGCTCACGATGAGTTCTCCCGCGCCAGCTTTTCAAACGTGACGGCGCTTTGGCGACGCAGTTCCTCGGCGGTCATCTCTTCGGCGGCGATGGCGGCGACCGACTTCAGCGGATGATCGCGACGCCATGCGCGGCGCTGGCGCTCGTAAGCCCGCTGCCGGCCGGCGGCCCATTTCGCCGGGTCGCGCATCTGCTTCATTCGACTTCCTCGGCGTTCGAGGCGGCGCTGTAGAGCCGGGCGATCTCATCGGCGCTGACGCGCTCGGCGGGGAGCGCAAGCGTCACCTCCACGCCGAACCGGCGGAAGGTCGCCTCGACCCATTCGTGACGGTTGAGGATCAGCCGCTCGACCGGCAAGCCGCGGTCGGCGAGCTGCTGCGCGACGTGCATCAGGGTCGGGCCATCGGTCATCGCTTGATCTCCGCGTCCCGGCAGAGCCGGCCGATCTCGAAAAACAGGTCGTCCAAGGTCATCTCGACTTCGCGCGGCATGTCGCGGCGATGAAGCTGAAGCCGCTCGGCGCTGCGCAAGGTGGCCTCGCCCCAGCGGTTGACGTGGTTGCGGCGCACCGGCTGATCGAACCCGCGCTGAAGCTCGCTGGCGAAGGTCATAGCAGCCGGCCTTGCTTCGCCCTGGCGGCCTGCGCCTCGGCCACGCCGCGCGTGATCCAGACCGACGCCTTGCACTGGCCGACTCGGGTTTTCCTGTGCTGGCCAGTGTCGATCAGGTCGCCGTCACGCTTCAGTTCGGAGAACCGCGGATAGGCGGTCTGCTGAAGCATCCCAAGCGCGTCGATCACCTCGTCACAGGTCGCGCCGCGCAGCCCGCGTTCGTGGACGAAAGCGTACATGCGCGCCCGGTCGCGATGCTTCCGGGTCCTGGCGTTCGCCGCCTCGCTGTTCGCGTTGCCGCCGTGGTTGTTGCGGCAAATGTCGTCATCGGTCGGAATGAAATTCAGGGTCATCGGATCGCGACCACTGAGGCGTCATCGTCGCAGGACACGGCCTGACCATGACGACATTCCATCGTGAACCAGCATCCATGATTTTCCAGATGATGGAGCCGGATCGGCGAGGCGATGTAGGTCGTGCCGGCGTGCGAATGCTTCCACAGCAAGAGGAAGCCGAGATTGGGTTCACCCAGCGGGAGCGGCATGACGAACGGCCCGGCCGCTACCTCATCGTCGCCCCAGCGCTCGCGCGCCTCCCGCGAGACCACAAGGTAAAGCTCAAGCGGGCTGAGCGCGCCGCCGAACGGCTTATAGTTGCGCTCGCTAAACAGCCCCACGTCAGCGCGTGTGGCCATCTCTTCAATCGTCATCACGCCGTCGAACAGATCGAGCGGCGGGACCTGATACAGCCAGATCGTTTTCGGCGGTCCCCGGTAGGTCGTTCTCGTCATCGCGCGGCCTCGATCCGGCGCACGAACACGGACGGCATCACCGCCAACGGCAGGGGGACCGGCACGGACCCGACCCGGCCGTCATCGCGCCAGAAATCGACCACCACGCCGAACTCGGAATAGGCGAAGCTGCCGCAGCACTTCACGCCGGCCGCCTCAAGCCGGGCGACCAGGGCGCAGAGCATGTCGTAGAGTTCGAGCCTCATCCGACCGGCTCCGTGGGCGGCGGGGTGCGCTCGAACGCCTCGGCGATGCTATCGAGCGTCGCGGTGTCGGCGTCGGCGTGGATCGTCTGCGTGCGCGGCCCGGAGAACCGGACGACGATCATGTCGCCAATCGAATCCGCGAACACCGCCGGCAGGCCGCGGGCGCGGAGCCCGTCAAGGATATCGCAGGCCAGCCGATAGGCTTTAGCTTCCTGCATCGGGTTCGGCCTCGGTCAGCGGCGCAACCGCCGCGTCGGCCTCGGCGCGCATCGCCTGTTGCTGCGCCACCGCCTGATTGTGCCGAATGGTCGCCTGTCGGGCCAAAGCCTCGACCAGGGCGAGCATCTGATCTTCGCCCTCTTTGCCGGCGACGCGATCCAGCGGAACGCCGCCCTCGGCGAGCGGAATCCCGAAATAGCTGACGTAAATCGTCATCTGCCATTGGTCGTTCACGGCCTCGCGCCGGAAGTCCCACTGATGGCCTTGGGTATCGTAGCGCCGGCCTTCGCCGTGCTGATAGCCCTCCAGGGCATCCATCCCGAGGCCGCTCAGCTCGCTTCCGACCAGCACGCGCCCTGGCGGCAAATCGCGGGTCAGTCGGCCGACTGCGGCGACCTGTTCGGGGTTCAGCGGCCCAAGGCCGCCGTCATCGGGCGCAGCCGCCGACGCTGGCGAAGCGGAGCTTTTCGTCGTGGCCATTGACTGCGCCCTTTGACAACCAAGGAGCGTCCGTGGAGCGGACCCGAACACGAGAACGCCGGTCGGTGGCGCTCGTCAAGCATTCGGCGATTGGCGGGAAGAATTCAGCGGCGTGACAGAAAGTGTTCACGAGTCTGTTAAAACAAGCGTCACAAGATATGTTCGCTATTAGTGACTCGTGGAGCCAAAAAAGGCTACGCCGTTTTGGCCCTCGGCCTAATAGCACGTCATATCGTTTTTGGCAAATCTGGGGAAATGAGTAAGTTCATGTCAGATCATGTCGGATCATGTCGGTTTCTACTCTAGTCGGATCATGTCGGGCCATGTCAGACCAGGCCGGATCATGTCGGGCCATGTCGGACGCACACGCGGACGTGAAAAAGTAGTTGGCCGCCTGTATCGGCTCGCGCAGATGGGACCCACGAACAGACGGGGGCGGGTTCTCGGGCCTGGACCGTTTTCCGGCTACAGAGCGCGTAGGGACGTTAGATACTGTTTCAGCTCGACGGGACTCCTTCGCGAACACAGGTCGGGGACCGGGGGTAGGCGAACGCGGGTCGATGAGCGCCGTTCGCCTAACGTCGGTCTCCCGGCCCGAGGGGGCGCGGCCCCGCCTCGCCTCCGCTGCGCTGCGTCGCTGCGCTCTGTGGCGCAGGGCAGAGGGCGCAGGGGGATAGGCTCACAAGGCGATCCTTGAGCGCGGGGCGCACAACCTAGGCCGCAGCGGGCTTTGAGCCCCGGTTCTGAGCCGGCAGGCGCGACACTCTAGCTTGTGAGCTAGGCCGCAACGCGCGCCCTGCCCTGGCGCAGCCTGCCGCCGCTCCGCCCTGCCCTGCCGTGCCCTGGCGCAGCCTGCCGGGCCGCAGCGGGTCGCCCGAGCGCACGCAATCCCTAACGAGCGTCTGAGTCGCTCCCGACGCGCTCGACGCGCCCTGGCGACCGACGCGCCCGACGCGCCACCGAACGCCACGCGCCGTCCGCCTGGACCGGCTGCGACCGCCTGCCGCACCCTCTGCGCGCAGCAATGGCCAGCGACAGGCTTGACTCGATGGTGGCTCAAAAGGCAAAAGGGTTTCGCACCACACGAACACAGGGAAACGACATGAACACCGCCGAACGCCTCGCCTCTGAAAACCGCGTTACCGAAGCCGCAGACGCCGCGCTGCGCGCCGATCATGATGGCGTCGTCATCGTTTGGGATCGCCTCCGCGGTCGCTCGGCGCACGGCCCGGCGCGGCTGTATTGGGAAGCATGGGGCACGATCCATGCCGATGGCCGCGCGTTCCGCGTCATCGTCTCGGAATGCGTCGGCGATGAAGTCGAGTCGTCGCTGCGGCGCATGGATGAGGCCGGCAAGGTCGGCGCGTTGGTTCCCGAGGCGCAGCGCGGCGAGCTGCGCGCCGCTGCGGCCTGCGCTTACCGGGCAATGCGCAAGGCGCAGCGCGCCGAAGCGTTCGCCCGCGCCGGGGTCGAGATGACGAAAGCGCCGCAGCCGGCCGAACCCGCGCCGGCTGTCGTCACGGTCAAGCCCGCGATCAAGCTGGAATTCTTCAGCGGCTCCGAAGCGCTCGGGAACGAGTCGGGCTCGCACGGCTATGACGGCTCGATGGCCGTGGCCAGCTTCGCCGCGGGCGATCTGCCCGAGCTGCTCAAGCGCATGGATTGCGTGTGCGGCCCCTGCCTCGTGATCGTGACCACGGCGGAAGGCTTCAAGTCCGCTTGGCCCTGCGTTCGCGAAAGCGACGCCTAACAAAAAGCTTCGCTAGGGCATTGACGACTCGTCTGCCCTAGCTCATAACTCCAAACAGTTCAGCGCTACTGCTGAACGCCACCCGGCGGCCTAGTGAAGCCGCCAAACTGACAGGATGCTCAAAAATGTTCGGTTCCGCTCAAACCTTCCGCCAAGTCCGTTTCGGCTCGGGCTCCACGATCCTCACCGCGCAACGCGGCGAGGCGCTCGACCTCGACATGATCGCGGCCCGCGCGCCGGCCGTGTTCGCCACGGAAGCGCACGAAAGCCGCTCCGCCCGCTACGAATTCCTCGACACGCGGGCCGTGCTTGACGGGCTCGTGGCCAATGGCTTCGGCGTGTTCGAGGTGCGTCAGGGCGGCTCGCGCATCGAGGGCAAGCGCGACTTCACGAAACACATGCTGCGGCTGCGCTATCGCGGCGAGACTGGCCAAGGCGCGCTCGTGCGCGGCGGGGACTCGATCATGCCGGAAATCGTCATCACGAACGCCCACGACGGGACCGCATCTTGGCAGATGGGCGCGGGCGCGTTCCGCATCGTCTGCGCGAACGGCCTGATCGCTGGCGAGCTGTTCGACTACGTGCGTATCCGCCACAACCGCGCCGGCCCTGAGCAAGTGATCGAAGGCGCGTATCGTGTCATCGAGCAATTCCCCCGCATGATCAGCGGCGCGCAGGAGATGGGCGAAATCGAGCTGCGGCCCGAGGAAGCGCAAGTGTTCGCCCGCGCCGCCGCTCAACTGCGGTGGGATGGCGACGCGCCGGCCCCCGTCCAGGCGGACACGCTCTTGACCCCGCGCCGGGCCGCGGATCGCTCGCGCGACCTGTGGACTACGTTCAACGTCACCCAAGAGCATCTGCTGCGCGGAGGCGACCACTACCGCCACGTTTCGCCCGCTACGCGCCGCGTCTCGCATCGCTCGACGGGCGAAGTTCGCAGCATCGATGAGACCTCGAAACTGAATCGCGCCCTGTGGACCCTGGCGCAGGGCATGGCGGACCTGAAGGCCGCGGCCTAACGGCAAAGGCAAGGGGCGCGGCTTGCGGGCCGCGTTCCCTCCCCTTTACCGTTCGACCCTCAAAGGATGCTCAACCGTGACCAATCAAGCGACCATTGCGCGGGCGATCCGCGACGCTATCGAAACCGCCGCTTTCGCCGCGGATGACGATTTCCGCCACCACAGCGAACCGCACGCCAAGGCCCGCGCCGCGGTGCGCTGCGGCGCTGAACTGGCCGCAACCGCCCTGGCGCACGCGCTCGAACTCGCGCCCGGTAGCGACGCGCGCAAAGCCTTCCTGACCGCGTGCGGCGTCGCCTCCCCGGCTGGCCAATGAGCGCGCCGCACCCTGACGCGGCCAAGCCGCGCCGCCGGCTGGCCTGCTGCTGCTGCGGCGAGTCGTTCATGGGCCGGCAGTTCGCTAATCAGGACACAGGCCACGGCCTCGGGCCATGCTGCGACTCCTACGTGTCGTCGCGCGGCTACAGTGAAGACGCGATCCGCCGCACCTACGGAGTCCGCGGCGTTCATTGGTCCTGCGAAGCTTAACCCCCTCAACCCCTCAAAGGATGCTCAGCCATGTCCCTTCCCTTCGCCCTGGCGCTGTCCGACCCGCGCGGCTCGGGCCTTCACACCTACGTTGCGACCTTCCGCGAGTTCGCCGACCTGTGGACGTTTTGGCAGGCGTGGCGCGCGGAAGTCGAACCCGCGACGGATCGCGAGTCGCTGTTCGTGCATACGGGCCGCGCCGTGCGCATCATCCGCCCGCGGCCCGATGAACGCGAGGCGTTCGAGGCTTGGGCCGCCGACATGATCGCTCGCGACCGCGGCTAGGCTGCGACAACCCGCCACACCTCCAGCCTAGCGCACAAGCCTAAAGCTGTTGCGCTAGGCGCAGGGCTTGGCTATACAGACGTTGCGCCGCACGACGCGGCGCGGAGGATGCTCAGATGATCGACCGCACCGAAGCCGCCCGCTGTCTCGCAAAGGCCATCGCCTTCAAGGCGTGCGGCAAGCACGCCGAAGCCGCGGATTGGGCGCGTCGCCTGATCGAAGCCCTCGAACTCGCCGAAATCCTGGCCTAACCGGAACCTGACCCATGCAAGCGATCCTGACCAAATTCCTGCCGCCGACCAACAACCACGACGGGCGCGTGAAGGCGTCCTGCGCCGCCGGCTCGCACGTCCACAAATGGGACCACAGCCAACCGCCGGAAGAGAACCACACCCAGGCCGCGGCGGCGCTCGTGCGCAAGCTCGGTTGGGTTCCCGAACAGGGCGCGGCCTATGCGGGCCTGTGGGCGCGCGGCGGGCTGGCCAACGGGGATTGCGTGTTCGTCCTGGCCTCGACCGACGACCGCTGGCGCGAAGGGTTCGAGGCGTGAGCCCGGCGGCTTTCCAATGGGCGCGCGTCGGGATCAATTCCCGATGGCGCTTGGACGGCACGCCCTATCAGGTCGCCTTGAACGACTCGGGCCGAACGTTCTCGCTCTACTCCGTCCAGGGCGCACACTTCGCCAACATCGGCGGACGCTTCCGCACCCTGGCCGGCGCGCAGCGTACCGCCGAAGCCTGCGCCCAGGCCGCGCGCCGCGCCGGCCGCTAACTCCACCAATCAACTAGGGATGCTCAACATGAACCGCGTCTGGATCGAACTCGACCCGCCCCGCCCGGAAGGCAAGAAAACCGGCCCGTATGACCACGCGCTAGGCCACGAGCGCGCCAAGCTGGCGACGAACATGCTCGCCCGCCTCTGCGGCCCGGAAGACGGCCCCGCGCCGGTCATCCGCTGGAATGAGACCAAGCTTCAATATGACCACATCAGCGGCCCGATGCGCGTCGAGTCGCTGACCGACCACGGCCAGTGGTTCAACCTCGATTACATGGGGCGCGACCTGTGAGCCGCTATGACGTGCATCAGGTCCGCCGGATCGCGCATCGCGCGGCGACGCTATGGGCCGACGCAGGCGCGACCCGCGCGCCGATTAACTTCGCAATGGATATCGAGCTATGCGACGCGCGGCTCGACCTCGACCGCCTGGAGGCGTTCCGCGATCCCGACTTTGCGCACGATATGGCGGGCCTGACGGCGCACCTTGACCACGAAACGGGCGAGCTGCGCGACGGCTTCGCCCCGCGCTGCATCGCGCCCCCGCCGGCTGTGGAGGTGAACGGCTGGCGGCTGCTCCACAAGGGCTCGAACCAACCGGCCCGCTATGGCGAGCTGTTCGAGGGCCGAGTCCTGACCGGCGGCACGCCGCCGCACAAGCCGGCCTCTGCCGGCTACGTCCAAACCGATGGGGGCGGCGCAGAGCTTTACGCCCACGTTCTCGACCTCTTCTGGACGCACCCGGAGCATCGCCCGCTATGACCCGTCGCCGAGACCCGAATCCGGGGGCTGGAGCGCCCTCCGCCCCCCTGCCGGCTACCACGGTAGCGCCGACGCCGAACCGGCCTCTGCGCCTCGCCTATTTCCGCGTTTCGACCACAGACCAGAGCATCGAGGCGCAGCGCGCCGAACTGGCCGGCGGCCCGTTTGATCGCGAGTTCATCGATGAGGGAGTCAGCGGCGCGTCGCTGATGGCGCAGCGGCCCGGCTTCGGCGAGCTGCTCGCCCAGGCTCGCGAGGGCGACACGCTCTATGTCGCCGCGGTGGACCGGCTTGGCCGTGACGCTATCGACGTGCAAGCCACCGTCCGAAAGCTGCTGCTGGCCGGCGTGCTGATCGACATTAAGGGGCTCGGGCTGATCGGGCGCGGCGTCGGGGAGCTGATCATTGCCGTCCTGGCGCAGGTTGCCGACATGGAACGCCGCCGGATCATGGATCGCAGCAAGGCCGGGCTCGCCGCCGCGCGCGCCAGCCTGGAGGCGACCGGGAAGACGCACCGCGGCAAGGACTCGCTCGGCCGTCCGCCGGCTGCGGATGCGGAGTCCGTCGTCGCATGGCGCAAGCTCGGCGACCGCTCGATTGCCGAGACCGCGCGACACTTCGATATCAGCGAAGCAACCGTGAAGCGCTACTGCGCAGCCACCAAGCCGGGCAAGAGGGCGGCTTAATGCTCATCTCAGGCTTTCTCTTCACGCTCGGCGTCATCGTCGCCCTGGCCACGGTCTGGTTACTGTGGCGCTTTTGGGTGCATCTGATCGCCGGCCTATGGCTGCTGATCAGCGGCGCAATGGTCTTCGGCGGCCTCTACGGGCTTTGGGAGGAACACGGCAACCGGCGCGGCCAGTGGATCGCCGGGGCCTTTGCTGTCGGCGGCATGTTCGCTTTTGAGGCGCTCAAGACTTGCTGGAGGCATTACACCGAAATGCGCGAAGCTCGCGCATGGGCGGCGCTCTGATGCTCGCTGATCTCATGCTTGAGCATGGCCAGCGCGAGTTCTCCGACGCATGGGGGGCGCAGAACTGGCGCGAGTTCGCGGCGATCCTGAGCAAGGCGCAGAAGTTCGTTCTAGATCGCAGCCTCGGCGACGTTCTCGGCGACATGCCGCGGAAGGAAGTGCGCGCCGCCCTGCCGTTCTGCCGCCTGCCGTTCCCCACGGTCTGGATTGAGATAGCCCAGGCCGACCGCGCCGCCTTCTGCCGCCTGCCGGTCACGGAAGGGCTCTATCAGCCCGTCCGCGTCGGCGTGCTGTGCGAACAGGCCGGCGACGATCCGGGCGAATTCTATGCGTCGCTGATCTGGAGCTTCAGCCCGGCGGACACGTCGCGCCAGTTCATGCAATCGCCTGTGAACATGAGTTCCGGCGCGCTCTACGTGAACGCCAACCTGCCGCACACCTACCGCGACAAGGGCGACACAGGCCCCGGCTTAGATGAGCCGTTCACGGCTGAGCCTATCATCTCGCGTTACTTCCGCGCCTTCCTTGAGGAAGTCTCGACCGAACAGCCCGACTTGCTGGAGACGTTCAAGGCCGGGATCAATAACGATTGGCAGGGCGAAATCTGGTTCTGGTTAGCCGCCCTGGCCATGCTCAACGCCCGCAACGGCGCGCGCTCGATCCCGCGGCCTGTCGCGCCTGCCCTGGCCAAGGCGCGGCGCAAGGCCGGCAAGCCGGCGCTCATGGATTACCACGAGCTGACGATCCGGCTGACGCCTGGAGAGGCGCGCGAGCGCCGCGCCAGCGGCCCGCGATCCGCGCAACACGCGCACGTCGTCCGCGGTCACTTCAAGGTAAGAAAGACGGGCATTTATTGGTGGAGCCCGCATATTCGCGGCGAACTGACCGGAGGCTTTACCGGCAAGCATTACAAGGTGAAGGCATGATCCTAGCAATCCCCCTGCCGTTGCTGATCGCGGCCTATTTTCTTCTGCCCGGCTCGAACGGGAAAAACATCATTCAGGAATGGCGCGAGGATCGGGCGGAGTCTCGCGCCTATCGGGCGGAGTGGAAGCGCATCCAAAAGGCCCGGCGGGAACCGTGAACCCTTGGGCTCTGCTGCTGTTCACGTTCGCTTGCTTCGCCGCAGCGGTCTTGCTGGCGCTCACCTGAGCGCGCATCTTAAGCGGGCCGGTTCATTCCTTCCCGGCTCGGTCGCCGCGGTCCTGCGCTTCTAGCCCCCCGACAAGCCCCCCACCGCGGCGACCCCCTCAACCCCCCAAAAGAAAGCCGCCCAGGCCCTTTGCGGACCCAGGCGGCTACTACCCTAGCCGGAATGACGCCACAGCCCCCTAGCGCGACGTTTCCGGCCTAGGCTTTTGGGCTCGGCGTCGGCGCGATGGGCTGCGTCGGCGATCCGCCGGGCGCAATCGGGGGCGTCGGGACCGGAAGCGTCGCGCTGGCGTCAATCGTCACCCAGCGGTAGCCCACGCCCACGATCCACACGAGCGCCAGAAGCACGCCCGTCACGGACGGCGGGAGCGGCGGCCACACGCTGCCGGGAGGGATCGGAAGCGAGTTGTCGGGAGCGACCGGCGGCCGATAGATCGGATGCGACGGATAAGCCGGGACCGGCGGAAGCGAGTTGTCGGGACGGTCGCCCAGGTTCGGCGGGTTTGGCCACACGCCCGGCACGGTCGGGAGGTGTTCCGGGCCGACCGGATACGTAGGGCGCGAGGGCGGCCAGACGCCGGGGATCGGCGGAAGGCCGTTGTCGATCACAGGCGGCAGGGGGTAGCCGTAACCGGGATCGACCGGGCCGGGGATGCTCGGAAGGCTGTTGTCGGGAGCGCCGGGCGCACCCGGAAGCGAGTTGTCAGGCCCGCCGGGTCCAACGTCAGTGATGATGGCCAGTTGGCTTTTGCCTTGCATGGTTCGGACTCCTTCACCGTCCCTCATGAACCCGCCGGCCTGGACGGCTGAAAGCCGGCGCGATCCTATCGACCCCAAGGCGTGGTTCCGCCGCGCTTGCGGCCTCGCCACTCCCGGTCACTGTCCGCGGCGTTGGCCAGCGCGCTAACCGGCGCAGCGAAGGTCAGGGCTACGGCGTCCCATCCGTCAGGCGAGCGCAGCCCGCGCTTGCGAATGTCTTCTTTGCTTTCGAGCAAGAGGTATTGGCGCATGTCGTAGCGGTATCCGGGCGCTACAGCGTCGGCGTGCAAAGCGTCGTCGTCGGGTATGTCTGCGCCGCCCTCATCCTCAAGCCAGTCTTTCGAGCGCATCCACATTTCAGCGCGTCTATTCTTCGGGCCGGGGACAAGCTGGCCGCTCGCGTCGGTTCTCTGCTGATCCTGCGGCGCACCGCCGAAGTTCACCGAGACCACAACGTCACTGTAGGGCGGGCCGAAGTCGCGCAGTATGTCGATGACGCCTGCGCCCATGTTGCCAACGTCGATGAACACCGCGCGCGGCTGATGCTGGTCGATCTCCGACTTGACCCAATTCGCGCCTTCGACCGTGTTCAGCCGATACCGGCGCTTGACTGACGAGACCACGCGCCCGCGCCTGTGAGCGATGGCGAACGAGTCGTCTCCGAACCGGGCGGGGTCCACGCCCATCACGAGCGAGCCCACCGCCTCGCAGCTCGCCTTGCGCGCCGCCATCACATGCCGGCTCAGAATGAACGAGTCATGGCCAGTCGCTTGGAAGGCTTCGGCCGCGGTCGCCGGGTATTCCTGCGCGAACAGCGCCGGGTCCTTCAGCTCGCTGAGCTTATAGCGTCGCCACGCCAGCTTCCGCGGCGTCAGGCTGTAGTAGGACGCAAGCTGCAACTCTTCGTCCGTCAGCACGAAATCGGGCGGCGGCTCGCGCTCATATTCGTCCGACCAATACCAGGGAACAAAAATCGGTATCCAGTCGCCTTCCCCGCGCTCGCTCTGCTGCCACCTTTCGTGGAACTCGCCGCCAATACCGTTGGCTGTGGACTCTAAGATTGCTTCCGTGCCCGGAAGGTCTGGCAACGCCTGGACGATACCGGCGAAATGCTCTGGCGCGCTCGGCCAGAACCCGACCTCGCTTCCGTGAAAACATTGGATCGTCTTCGACCGGCCGACCGCGCGCGTCCCTGCCGTGCCGACGCTGTAGCCGCTATCCGCCGCGGGAAAGGTCAGCTCTTTCGCGTTCGAGGCCCCTGTCGGCAGGCGGAATTCCGGCGTCATGTATCGGTGGAACCGATCGACCATCGAGAACAGTGTATCTGTCGCCGCTTGCTCCTGCGTCAGGATGAAGACGCTGGTTCCCTGAAAAAACTGCGTGCGATGATAGAACCTGGCCCCCACATATGTACTCACGCCCTGCTGACGCGCCTTCAGGATCAACGCGCGAACCTTTCCAGTCCGCTTGAGCTGTTCCTCAAGTTTCTGATGAATGAACTGCTGCGCCGAATTCAGCTTCAGATGCTCTAGTGCGCCGGCCTTGGTTTTGACGATCAGGCAATCAGCGGCGAAAGACTCGAAGCTGTCTTTCCACGTCTGGCGTTGCTGCACCTTTTCAGGCGGATAGTATGTCCGCCCGGCTGCGTAGGGCATGGCTTCACTTTAGAAGTCTAATTGCTTCCTCTTGCGGCAGATAACCCGGCGGCCGGTAGCCTTCGGAGCGTTGGCCGTACTTCTCCGGGCAGACGAGTTGCACCCACTTCACTCGCGTCTCGATGCGAACCTTTGAGCGACCGACCGCGACCGGGTTTGGCTCGCCGCCTACTATGTCGTTCGAGGTGTCGTCTGCGATCTCGATGCACTGATCTAGCAGCGCATCCCCGCGCATCTGGCGCGCAAGCTCCATCGCCTGACCGAACTCGGCGTGCAACAAGCGCCACTTGAAGATTGTGATGTAGTGCGGCCAATGGCCCTTTTCGTCACAAAGTGTCTGAAGAGACTTTGTGGACAGGAGATAAGTTGTCACGATTTCTGACGCGAGCGCCGTGGTGTATTTCGACCCACGCCGCTCGATCACGGCGCTAAAAAAGTCGATCAGCTCACCGCCTGCGGTCGGGCGGTCTTCCACCTAGCTCCCCTTGTAGGGATTGTTCGGCGGCGGAGCGCTGTTGTAGGCGTCGGAAGTCGTGTGTTCGCTGAAGTTCGCAGGTTTGGAACCGAGACTTTTTGTGCGCGGCGACCCGTTCAAAGTGTCTGCACGCTTCGGCGACCCGGTTGAACTCGACGGGTCGGCGATAACTGCATCACGCTTTTTGTTGTCGGGAATCTGATTGCTGGCCATCGTGAGACTCCACATGCGGAGACGCCACGGAAAACCTGTTACGCACCTAGCGCAAGCATTTCGTTACACATGGCGAAGCTTAGAACGGGGCTTCGTCCTCGCTCACCGCAGCGTCACCGAACGGGATTGGATCGTCCCACGGTATCGGGTCCTTGCTGCGTCGGTAGGGGTCGGGCATTTGCAGCTTCGCGCCGGGAAACGTCACCTTGGCGAGCTTGAGCGCCTGCGGCAAAGCTTGCAGCACGGTCGCGATTTCCTTGACCGTGTAGACGTGGACGTGTCGCCCCTCGGCGATCACCTTTCCGGCCTCCGCGTCGCTCTGCACCAGGGCGCAGATTGAGCCGTCTTCAAGCACGCACTCCCACACCCACGGCGCAATCGGCCTGTGGCCAGCCTCTTCGGCGACGCTATCGAGCGTCGTCCAGGCGCGCTGCATAGAGCCGGTCTTTTGCTCCACCAGGGCGAGCGCGTCGCGCGTCAGGAAGTCCGCCGTCCATGCCGCCTCCAGGGCCGCCCGGAAGGTCGCCTGCTGCCGCCGGAACCGCGCCAGCACCGCCGGCTGCGCCGCGCCGCAAAGCGCCTCCAGCCGGCCCGTTCCCCACTTCGCGTGCATGTCGGATCGCACCGCGTCGGCGGCCTCGAAAAACCCGGTCAGGGTCGCGGCGTCTTCCGGGCTAATCGCCATCGTGGGAGTCCTTGGGTTTGAAGCGCCGGCCGGCGCTGACCTTGCGCTGTAGCTCGATCTCGCGCCGACCGGCGAACAGCTCGCGCACGCCTTCGCGCAGCACCCACACGCGCCCGCCCCTGTCGTCCACGTCCTCGCCCAGCCAGCCGCCGGCCACCAGGGGAGTTAGGACGTTGGCCATCTGCTGCGTGTTCGCGACCTCTTTCAGGCCGGCGTTCCATCTCAGGTCGGAATAGGTGAAGCGGTCGCGCCCGCTGGTCAGGACGTGGCTCGCCGCCGCGCGCGTCTGCGCCGCTGCGCCGGCCCCCACCACCTCGCGATAGAAGATGCTGGCGTGTGGGATCAGGAACTCGGCGATGATCGCAGCGGCGTCCTCGACCGCCTGCAACCCGACTTCCGGCCCCACGTCGCGACGGTTCGCGGCGATCTGTAGGATCAGCGCAAGGCTCCCATGCGTGCCCGGTAGCTTGGCCAACCACGTCCCGAACCCGGTATCTTCGCCCATCGAGGTTTGCTGTTCAAAGTCAAACAGTTCTCGGTGAAAGTTCTCGCTGAACGCTAAGGCGTCGTCGGTCATCTTCAGCGTGTAGGGCTTCAGCTCGGAGACATATGAAATCGCGTCGCTGTAGCTGCGCAGCGCGAGCGCGTCGTTTAGGTCGCCGCGGAACCGCCCAGGCTTGAGCATGGTCGGATTGAAGCGCTGCAATATGCCGTCCGTGGACAGGTCTTGCAGCTCGGCGAAGCGCTGCGGCTGTATCCCGCCCAGGAAGCCGGCGCAGAGGTTGTTGATGATCGTCGCGCCCTCGGTCTTCCGGTCTATCGAGAACGCCCCGCCGTCGTATGCCTTCAGCCAGAAGGCGCGGCCTGCGTTGTCGCTGGTCTGGTAGCGGTCGAAGCTCCCCAGGAAGCCGCCGGCCTCATCCTGCACCGTCAGGATTCCGCAGTCCTGATGCGACAGGATCGCGGCGGCGGCCTCGGGCGTGGTGTCGCGGATGATGAACCGGGTAGCCGGCGGCGGCTTCGGCTGATCCTTGTCGCCCGCTGCGGTCGCCTCTTTGTAGCGGGCATAGTCGCGGGCGTGCGCCTCCATGTGGCGATGCTCGACCGCGGCCAGCGGCCCGACCGCCGCTGTGATGATCGGCGTCTTCTTCGCGCCTGACGGGCCAACCAGAAGCGCCCATATCCGCGGCGGAACATGCCACTCGGCGTGGCGGGTCATCCGCAATTTGAATCGCAAATCCAACGCGCTGCCGTAGACACTTAAGGCGGCCATCGCGAGCCCGGCGGGATCGCAACCGATGTTTGTCGACTCGCCCTCGACAAAGTTCGACAGGTCGGCCGGAAGCCGGTTGATCGGAAAACCAGGCGGTAGAGCTTGCCCCCACGGATCATAGGTGTCCGCGGCGGCCTCATCTTTTGGGCGCGGGTCAGGTTTCGGCTGTTCCGCCTCCCTGGCCAGCTTGTCGCCCCACTGGCGCAAGGCGTTGTCCCAATGCGTCTCGAACGCCGCGCGCCCCCGCCCCTCGCGCTCAAGGCCGGCTTCCTGCCCAACGCCGGGAATCCGGGTCCCGACCTCGCGCAGATACCGGCCCCACACTTCCTCGCGCATCTGCGTCACCTTCGGATGGCCTGTCGGGTCCACAAGCTCGGGAAGCTCGCGCTTCAGCTCCAGGCCCGCGCCCCAGCACATGCGGGTCATCAGGTCTTCGCGCCCGTCCACCAGGGACCCGAACTTGTTGCGCACTTCCTCGACCGGGACGCGCTCGATCCCGTTCCCGGCGTGGCGCGCGTGTTTCTCGCGCAGCTCGTTCACCCAGGCGCAGACCTCGGGCGGCGCGATGGCGATAGGGATTGACGACGGCTCCTGTCCCTCGACCCAGCGGTATCGCTTGCCGCTGGCGTGCATGGACGGCGCGGCGACCGCATAGCCGCCCTGGCCGCGGATATCGACGCCAATGGGCGGGGCCTTGAAGGTCGGCGGGACCCAGCCGGGCGGGGCGAGGAAGAATTTATGCACCCCGCCCCCGCCGCTGATCGCCGTCCACGTCTCGGGCTCGATCCCGTTCAGCTCGTTCTCGACAAAATCATTCCAGGCCGCGACGCCATCCTTCCCCCCGCCCACGTCCAGATCGATCAGGAACAGCCCCTCGGTCTGATCCGGCGGCAGGCCCAGGCGCGAACACGCCCCGGTCAGGAAGCCGATGGCGTCGGTCTCCCGATACTCGCCGCCGGGGCCGAACCAACCCTCGAACTGCGCCGCCGGGATCAGGGCGTTTTGCGCGTCCTTCCATTCCACGACGGGCCGCTTCTCACCGGCTCGCCCTGGCACGACGTTGAGCCCGAGGCCGCGGTAGAACGCCGCCCACTCATGCAAGCCGCCCATGACATACCTACTAACCTTCTAGGAAATACCTCCTATTGGCCGTCCCTGTTCAGAAGTCGTCCTCGACCGACGCGAGCGCCGCGGGCGGCGGAGGCGGCGGAGGTGGCGGAGGCTCGGGAGGCGGCGGCGGGGCGGGCTGCTGCGCCGTCTCCTGCGGCGTATGAACGCCATCGGCCGGCAGTTCGGGCGGGCGCGGTCGCCACCCGACGATGCTCCAGACCGGCTGATAATTCGTGCTGCTGACCTTCTGGCCGTCCTTCTGGCCGCCAGTCGTGACCGGGATCGTGTTCTCCAGCTTGATCACCGGCAGTTCGCCGGGGTGCGCCCCGCGCTGCGCCAGATAGGCGTCATGCAACAAGTCCATGCCCTTGATGGCCACCGCGGCGTTGGCCGCCATCTCGCGCACGCCGCCGCCGGCCTGTTTCCCCAGCACCATCACGACTCGATAGCCTGTGCGGTGTTTCTCGGTAGGCCGGTCAGGAAGCGGCTTGTCCCATCGCACCGTCTGAATCGACGGGGCTGCGCCTGTCGGGAAATGGAGCCAGCCGGTTTCGATGTTCTCGATATCAATAACCGCCTGAAACACGTTCGTAATCTCGACCGGGTTGCTTTCCCATCGGCCGCTATCGTCAGAACGGTCCACGCGCTGGATTCGGCCGGCGCGGGCGTCATACTTGACGATAGGCATTCGATGGCCAAGGTCGGATGACGACGGAAGGTTTAACGCCATTGTCGCAGTCCTTTTATAATGCGGCTACAACGGGACGCCGCTCACCCGCGACCACTCGGCTAAAAGTCGTAGCGGTCTAAAAGTATCTTTCCGATATCTTCTTCGGCCAACTCTTCGCGGCGCTTTTCGATTAGTTCGCGTAGCTCGCCGGCCCAGCCGCCCGGCAGTTCTAGCGGCCGAAACTCCATCCACGTCTCAATCTGATCTAGGTCCGCCGGGATGATTGCGCCGGCGATCCGGTCCACAAGGTCGCCCCACATTTCGGGATGATCGCGCTTCACAGAGTAGGCGCTTGGCGGGTTCAGCTTCTTTTCGAGCATTCCCATCACTTGTTCCTCGGCATGAGGAAAACGAACAAGACGATCAGAATACAAACGCCGGAAAAAGCGAACCAGGCCATCAGCTTTGTCCGCCGTTTTTCTTGACACGCTCGCAAGCTCTAGTCGCGAGCCGCCACAGGTCGGGGAAGAAATGCTCATCCGGCCGCGTGTCGTCTTTCTTCCATATCCAGCCCGGCGGCTTGTCGCCGTCGATAACGTGATCAACCGCCCTGTCGATAAGCTGGAGCTTGCGCTTTACCGAGAGCGCCGGGGCGCGCGGATCGGTGTCGAGCGCGAACAGCCCAGCTTCATGGTACGGGACCATATTGACCCGGAAATGAGCCGCCTTCAGAGGCAGACCGTCCGGGCCTTTCGGGCGCATCTCACGCCGCCTCGGCCTGGATTGGATGCTTCGCGCCGTAGAGGGCGATCAGCGCGGCCTCTGCGCGGCCTTCCCAGGCTTTCAGCCGCCATTGCTCGGCGCAGGCCGGCAGAAGCCGGCTGGCCATCTCGCGGGCGGAGTCCTTGTCCGCCGTGATCTGCATGAAGCGCTTCCACGCCTGCGGCGACACGAGCTGATAGGGGATGAAGCTCGCCGCCAGCACCATGCGCAGGCCGCCGTATCCCATCCCCACCTTGAACGCCTGCGGCCCGCCGTCTGTCGGCCGCGCCCACTGGCGCTCGATGAAGGCGAACTCGATATCGCGGGCGCGAGAATCTATCATCCGGGCCAATGCAAGCTCATCCAGGCTTGACCCTTTGGCCAGTTTATGAATCGGCATGGCGAAGGTCTCAACCGTGCCTTGTGTAAGAAACGCGAGCGCGCCCTTCAGGCCGGGATCGATCCCAAGTATTACGCCGCCAGCCATTCTAAGCCACGTCTGCGCGATGCTTGCGCTTCAGCTCTGACGCGGCGGCTGCGGCGGCGAGTTCATGCGTGGTGGCGATTTCCAGCCGCGCGAACTCCGCCCAATACTTAGGCGCTATTGAATCCCGCGTTAGCCACTGGCGCACAGTCGTTTGCCTGTCTGCCATGCCGAGTTTGCGCGCCAACTGCGCAGCACCGCCAGCATCCCTGATGATCTCCGAGTGACTTCGCATGTGGTTTACGTGTCCTCAAGCCGTCGCATAAGTACGCCAGCCCGCAGAGCCCTTGACGGTATCTGCGAAAACGTCGTCTGCAAACAGATTCACACTAATTGTAGACGTAACGATATGTTGAATGCCTGCCATTACTAGACAAACTGTCACGCACCTTCTGTGCGCCAAGGTGTCGCCCAAATTGGAAAAACGTCGATTTATGGCCCGCGTAATGTCTCGCGCGCGTCAAAAGATAAGTGACAATTTGTCACGATAGGTATTCCGAAAACGCGACAAGACGAGCGCGTGATTCGACGGGTCGTCAAGAAGGTGCCAACATAGGTTGTGACGGAAAAACTGTTTCGACATAGCCTTTGAGCGGGGCTGTTGCCTCAAGGGGTTGAAGACGCACCCTTTTTTGCGCCTGCACATCAAAGGATACGTGATGATCAAATCTCTCCTGGCCGCTGCTGCGGCCCTGGCGCTCGGCGCTGCCGCGCTGCCGGCTTCGGCGCTCACCGTGGCCACCTCGACGGCCTCCAGTTCGGTCGCCTCGAACAGCGCTTCCGTCACCCTCGGGTCGGGCGTCCACGCCGGCACAGCCAACGCGGTGAACACCTCGAACGGCAACGCCCAAGCGCTGGCGCTCCCTTTCTTCTCCGGGACCAACGCGACCTCCGGGTCGCAGGGTTCGTCCTCGAACATCAGCGGGGGCGTGGGCTTCGGCGGAGCCGTCTCGGGTGCGTCGCAGAGCGGCAACGCGGGGGCGGGAGCCTTCGCCTTCCACTTCTGATCCGCGCCGACTGAACCTCGGGCGGCTCGGCCCCTCCAGTCTCCGGGCCGCCCACCTTTTTCAAGGGGCTAATCCCATGCGTAAGCTGATGACCGGGGCCGCAGTCCTGGCGCTTATGTGCGCCTCGCCGGCCTTCGCTCAGTCCACGAGCGACTCCACCTCGGGCGCGAACTCCGGTTCCGCATCGGCCGCCAATAACGGCGGGAACAGTGGCAACAACACGAACGCGAATATCGGGTCGAATGCTTCATCCGGCTCAACCTCGAACGCCTCGACCAACTCGAACTCTTCCGCCCAAGGCGGCAACGCGGCCGGCGGCGCAGGCGGTGAAGGCGGGGCCGGCGGCAACTCCAGCGCCAGCAACGGCGCAGCCGCCGCGCAGAACAGCCAAGGCGTGACGATCAACACCACCACGCCAAAGACTCAGACCGTGAAGACGGTCCCGACCGTCTACGCGCCGGCCCTGACCACGACGCTCACGGAAACCTGCATGGGCTCCACCTCGCTCGGCGGCTCGGGCGTCGGGATCGGCGTCACCATCGGCACGACGTGGCATGACCAAGACTGCGTTCGCCGCCTCAACGCCCGCGAAATCGGGCAACTGATCGGCGACCGCGAAGCCGCTCGGGCGATCCTCTGCGAGAGCGCGAGCGTCAAGGAAGCCTATGACCGGATCGGCCGTCCGTGCCCTGGCCAGCCCGGCTACACGCCGGAAATGGCCAGCGTCTACATGCCCCAACCGCCGGCCCCTGCCCCGCCGCCGACCACGACGCCGGCTCCCCCGCCGCCGCCGGTCAATCCCGCGCCAATTGAAGACAAGGGCTCGATGGCTCCGATCCCGAACCCGCCAGAAAAAGGGGAGCGGGGCTGATGTTCTATTCTCGCCACAAACCTCACTACACCTCCTTCGACCCCGGCGTACCGGACGAGTCGAAGCCGAATCGGGCGCTCGGCCTGTTCATCGCCATCTTCGGGAGCGCCGGCCTTTGGGCGATGATCTACGGCGCGTTCGAGTGGTGGAGCCGCTCCGCTCATCTCCACGATCTACTACCGTTAAAGTAGCAGATTGTAACATTGGACAAGTAGCGATGCGTAAGGCAAGCTCCACCATAACGCGCAAAGCGAACGATTATCCGAAGGCGGAGGGAACAACGGCCTTGTCTCGCTTCCCCGAAGCACCACCAGGAATTGCAGCACTTCCGGTTGAGGAACGCGGCTTCCCGGTTGCGTGGTTCGTGCCGTGGGTCAAAGGTCAGCCCGAGTTTCGGGCCGTTGATCCCTCCCGCATTCGTCAGGCCGATCTCAGGGGCCTTTGCTGGATTTGCGGTCGCAAGCTCGGCGCGATGAAGGTCTTTGTGATCGGCCCCATGTGCGCGGTGAACCGGGTCTCAGCGGAGCCGCCGTCGCATCTGGCCTGCGCCCGGTTCGCTGTCGTCGCCTGTCCATTTCTCTCCCGTCCGCTGGCCAAGCGCCTGCCGCTGGACGATCTGCCCCACGCGCCGCCGCCCGGTCTGATGATCGACCGGAACCCAGGCGTCACGTTGCTCTGGCAGACGCAAAGCTATCGGACGGAAACGCAGCCCGAGGGCGGAATGCTGTTCCGCATCGGGTCTCCGCAGAAAACCGAATGGTATGCGCAGGGCCGACCGGCCACGCGCGCCGAAGTCATCGAGTCGATTGAGAGTGGGCTTCCAATCCTGCGGGACTACGCCGTAGCAGACGGGCCGGAAGCACTTACCGCCCTCAGAGGCGCGATTGAAAGGGCTGTGAAGCTGGTTCCAGCCGAATAAGCGGAGACTCCGAGGATGCTCAATCACTACTGCGAGCGCGCGTCATGACGGCCGGCGCAAACACCGAGGCTTATCGCTCGAACGCCAAATGGGCGAAGCCCCTTCCGCGGGCGCACGCCAACTTCAGTCCGGCGCAAAGTTTTCTTCAGTATTCCTGGCAGGACAAAGACCCGGAATTAGACTTTGTGAAGTTCGCCATTGAAGAAAGCGGCTGGACACTTGAAAGAATTGAGCGCGAGACTGAAGCTAATGGCCATCGGGTCTCGCGATATACTCTGATGGCTTGGTACTACGGTTCCACGAAACGTCCGCAGAACGCCACGATGAATAGCGTGATGGCGGCCATTGGATGGGAGCGCCCTTGGGTGCGTCGGTCATGACCAGAGAACAAATGATCGCTGTCGGCTCAGACGTGCAAGACGCGGTGAACGCCGCATTGCAGGGGCTCTATGACAAGGGCGTCGAACAGCTAATCCCAATCGTGCTTTTGGTTGGCACGTCGCGGCCCCACGAATGCATCACGATCACCGGCCTCCCCCAGGTCGAGACCGCGGAGCTGATGCGGCTGATGGCCGACCAGACGGAGCGAAACTCCGCCAGCGATTGGGTCGAGCGCCCCACCCGCGGGAGGCTGTCATGACCAGAACGCACCGCATGATCCTCACCGAGGCCCAAGCCGTAGGCGCGTGGCCGGCGGGCTCCGTCGTCGTCAAGGCGAACAGCCAACTAGACGACGCCACCCCGGACGGGACCTTGGGCTGTATCCGCGGAAGCATCGACGTGAAGGAACCCGGCAAGCCGGCGCGCTTCATCTATTGCCTCGAATGGGACAACCGCCCAGGCGTGCCGATCTTCTGCGCCGACTGCAATAACGACGGGACGCCACGCCTGGAGCTGCGGCCATGATCGCGCATCAACGTCCGCTCGAACTGGCCATCGCTGACACGGCCCGCTTCCTGGCGGGGCTGCATGACCGGCTGCCGATGTTCGTGGTCTGCGACCACCCCACCGATTTCCCTGACTTCTATGTCGCCCGGCTACACCTGACCCTGCCAGAGGATGAGGTGCAGCCGTTCGCGATCATGGAGCGCGAGCTGTCGAAACTGCACGCGATTATGGAGGCGCTAGGTCTGCACAAGCTCATGCCTGCCCCCGAAGACGATCCCGTCATTTTGGAGACTTGGCTATGAGCATTGATCCCGTCGCCCTCGCCCGCTTCATGCTGCTGAACGGCGCGAGCGAGCTTGTCACCGCGTTCGCCGGCATCCCCGAAGGGCCGCTGCGCGATAGCATCGTCAGCCACGCCCAGGTCATCGCGCACACCTACGCGAACCCGCCGACCCACGGCATGGGCGACCCTATCCAGCGGATCGCCCCCGATCCGGTCGCCGCCCTCGCCGGCCCGCGCCGCGGCAGGCCCTCCACCGACGATCCCCAGGTGAAGGCCGTGCAACTGATGCTAGAGGGCGTTGCGCCGACCGAAGCGGCCAAACGTACCGGGCTCGACGTGAAAGGCGTCCTAGCGGCGAAAAAGGCGGCCAAGAGCGCGGGCGTGAAGTTCCCCAGCCTCAAGGCGTCGAAGAAGCCCAAGGGCACGGTCAGCTTCGCCCTCGAACTCGACGGGCTCCGCGGACAGGCGCTCCACTCCATCGCCCGCGCCGCCGCCGTCCGCGGGATCGACCTTGACGCCTACATGGCCCGCCGCCGGCTGGCGATGAAGATGGCGCAGGACGGCCGGCATATCCGGGCGATCATGGAAGCCACGAAAGAGCCTAAGACGGTCCTCACGTCGTGGTTCACGACCATGCGCTCGGCTGGCCATGACGTGCCCTACATGCCCGACGCCCAGGCCCCGCACGCTGCGGAGCCACCGCCTGAGCCTGAGCCCGAGGCCGAAGTCGTCAGCCTGGATAGCCGGCGACCAATCCTCAAGGTCAGCTTCTACACCACGGCTGACGAGCTGACCGACGCCGGCCGGCGCGGCGCGCAAGCGTCCGCGAACGTCCTGCGGATCACCGTCGAAGAATTCCTGGCCAAGCGCGCCCGCGCTCTGGAGCTGTACCGCGATGGCGTCGGGCCTGCCGCGGTCGCCGAGGAACTCGGGATCACGCGGAAGATGGCCGAGAACTGGAAGACCCTCGCCAAGGGGGCCGGCTTGCTCGAAACCGCCAACGCCGATCAGGCGGAGGCATAAGACATGCCGGCCAACCGGGGGGATGCATCCATGCCCTATCACCACCGGAGGCCGCCATGCGCGACGACGTACCCCGCACTGTCGCTTCAACTGGATCGAGTCTGTCTGCCGACCTCGCGCCCCCCGCACCCCAGGCGGACAGACTCGATTCCCTTGAGCGCGAGAACGCTCACCTCAGAGTCATCGCTCAGCACGTCATGTGCCCCTATGGCCACCGCAGCGGCGGGAGCTGCGCGCTAGGCTACCCCGGCTGCGCCTGCATGGATGATCTGCTGGCGCTGCTGCAATTCGATTTCGTCAGCGACGAGAGCGACGTGATCCGCCGGCTCGATGCGCGCTTGGCCGCGGTCGAGCGCCGCTTGCTCGACACGCGCCACCGGGTGCGCATCAGCATCAATTGGGCGCGCAGCATGGCCGATGGCTTCAACCTGACCGGCGAAGCGGCCCGCGCCCTGGCCTGCGAGGCGATGGCCGAACTTCTGGAGGCGGGGCTATGAGGGACCTCCACGCCTCCCCGATCCTGTCCGCTGACGAGCAACTGAAGCTCGGCCATGTGGTCGATTACGTGCTGAACGGGAACGCGACCAAGCGGCGCGCGGCGGACTTCTTCGTCATGGTCCGGTTCCGCGATCCCGACCTCAAGCCGGAAGAGGCGAACTGCCTCGTGTCGAGTCAGCCGGTAGACGAGATGCTGCCGATGATCCTCGATTGGCTGAAGGCCATCGCCCCGGAGCATCTGCGTGAACCGTCATGAGCGACCCCCCGGAGCCGCCGCCCGATGACCCCTTCGGCGCACCTCGCATCCGCTACGCCATGACAGTCGTGATCCCGCCGAATGGCCAGACCAGGGCGACGGTCACGGTCAAGGAACAGAAGGCGAGCTTGATCCTGGCTATCGAGGTGAACTCGCTCAGCCGGGAAATCCCGCTGACGGTCTCCGAGGCCCGCGCCCTGGCGGATCACCTCAACCGGATTTGCCGGCGCATTCGCGAGCGCCCAAGTTGGAAGCCATGAATGACGACATTACCGCTGACACTGTGATGACCGTGCCCGAGGCCCTGCGGAAGCTGCGCATCAGCAAGGCGACCTTCTACCGGGCCGTCAAAGCGGGGGAGATACACGCGATCAAATTCCGCAACCGGACGCTTGTTCGGGTCGATGAAATTGAGCGCGTGCTATCCGACCCTACGCCGCTAAGCGGCCCCCCAGGTCCGTCACGTTCGACGCCAGATAACTCCCCCAGGCGTCCATGATCAGCCGGCGCTCGTCTAGCGCGTCGTCGTCCCAATAGTGGCCCTCAACGTCCGTGCCAATGCGGTGCGCAAGGCATAGCTCCGCGAACTCACGCCGGTAATCGGGCGCGTGCTTGACCCAATTGCGGAACGTCCGCCGGAAGCCGTGAAGCGTCGCCCTGGCCACGCCGGCTTCATCCCGGCCGGCAATCTCAGTGATAACGTCCGTGATCGCGTCCCCCTTCACCGCGGCGCGCGTGTAGGGGTTGCGGAACACCGCGCGATCCTTCGGCATCTTATCGACGCCGAGACGCTTCAGGAGGGCAATCGCCGCGTCGCAGAGCGGCACGCGGTGCGGCTCTTTCATCTTCATCCGCGACGCCGGGCACGTCCAAATCTTCTTCTCGAAATCGATCTCCCCGGCGATCAGCCCGCGGGACTCCTTCGACCGCGCAAGGGTCAGGATCGTGAACTCCGCAGCGAACCCCCACACCGTGTGAACCTTCCGAAGCTCAACCATGAAAGCCTTCATCTCGGCATACGGGAGCGACGGCCGGCGCTTCAGCGGCGCGAACTTCTGCTTGTTCAGCATGGCCTTCACAAGCTCGACCTCCGCCGGGTTGTGCCAAGGCTCAGGGATCATGTCGAAGGCCGCTGCGCGCGTGAGAACGCGGAAAATGTGCTGGCGCATCTTTTTCCCGGTATGCGGCCGGGCGTGCCAGTACGGGGCCAAGGCGTCGCGCACATGGTATTTCGTGATCGAGGCCGGCGGGAGCTTGGCCATCGGCCCGACGAACTTCTGCATCATCGCGAGGAATTGGGCGCGCGTGCGGTCCCCAGCCCCGCAGAGCGTGTCGATCTCCTGCTCGGCGAACTGGCCAAAGGTCAGGTTCGGATTGACGGGGACGGCCAGCGCGGCGGCGGCCTTGCGCTCCGCGAGCGGATTCTTCCCCGCGGCCAGCACGTCAGCCCAGCGGACCACCTCCGCCCGCGCCGCGGCAAGGCCCATTTCCGGGTACGTCCCCAGCACCATTTCAGGCCGGGAAGCCCCGAACTTGTAGATGTAGAACCACTGTTTCGCGCCGGTCGGGCGGACGACGAGATATAGATTTCCTCCTGCGCTCAGCCGGTTGTTCGTCGGCTTGCCATTCTTGCTGAGCGTGGGTTTTGCCGCGCGACAGGCGGCGTCCGTCAAAGCCATTTCAGGGGCTCCCAAAGCGAAGGTTTGGCCCCACCGCGCGCCCCACTTTGCGCATGAGCTGCGGTGAAACCAGGCGATCCGCAATCTGACGCCCTGAGACGCTAACCCGTCAATATCGCTAAGGAATTTGAGACGACGAGATACCGGGGGAGCCAAGCTGCAACCCCTAAATATCTTCTCCCCGACGATACGTCTAGGGCTTTTTTTCTTTCAACTTGTCAAGCGGTTGGCGTTTTCGATTTTTCAGCGCCCCACCTAGCGCCCCACTCAACCTCAGGCGTCGGCTGGCCATGCCGCAATCACGTCAACCGCCTTGAACTGGACGAGCTGCGCCTTCTGCCCGGTCGCCTGACAGTGGTTGACGGCCAGTGCGCCCATCTTGCGCGCGGTCTCTTCGCGCACCGACATGAGCGGCGTGTGGAACCCGCTTATCAGCGCAGCTATCAGCGACGGCTTGCCGTCAACCTCCGTCACCCAGGCGTAAAGCTCGATTTCCATTTTACAACCTCCCCGTTACCGGGAGGATGGCGCAACCATAGCGGCTAGGCTAGGCCCATGCGCTGAACGATGACGATGAGCGCCACCAAGAGCGCGAGACAGGGGATCACCCAGCGCAGCCACGCCAGCGGCGGCGGGAACGGAATGTAATAGGCGATGGCGCAGATCACGCCGACGATGATCAGGACGACAATGGCGAAGATCAGGAGGCTCATCGCGTTCTCCAGGCTACTAGGGTAGCGGCCAACTCGTCAGAAGCCGCCCAGCGGCGGGGAATCCGGCTGCGGATTGGTCGCCATGTTCTGACCTTGCGACATGCCGACGCCGCGCGCCGCGGTCTGCCGAAGCGCGTTCACGTAGGCGGCGATCTGCGGATTGCTCGCCGTCATCGCCTGGAGCTGCTTTCCGGCCAGCACGCCGACGCCGCCGCCCCTGGCGATCATGCCGACAAGCTTGTCCACGTTTTTATGAATGTAGCTGTCGCCGGCTTTGCGCGCCGCCTCCGCGCCCACCATCAGCGGGATCGAGCCGGGGTGCGAGACCGCCAGCCCGATTGCGCCGAGGCTGTGGAGGCCGCCGCGGGTCGGCGACATTTTCCCCACCTCGCGCAAGCGATCCTCCCAAAACGACGGCTGAATCGTCTTCTCAAGCTGCGCTTGCGCCTCGGGATCGAGGCCGCGCATCATCTGGTTCGGCCGGGTCGGGTCGATCAGCGGTTGAAGCTTCTGGCGAATCGTGTTCGCGACATTCTTCCCCGAGTCCTTGGTCGCCGCCCGCTGCGTGGCGCTCGTCACCCGGTTCGTGATGTTTTCGATCTGCGCCGAGCGGCCCCATAGGTTGCGCGCCTGATCGAGCATCGTCGCCGCCTGCTGCGCCGCCGCGTTCGACTGCCCCGGTTGCCACGGCAACGGCACGCCCTGCGCGTTCATCGGGATCGGCATGGCGATTGTGGAGTGGTTCGCATTGCGAACGAAATCGTCAATCTTGCCGAGCATGGCGTAGCCGAGCCGCTTGTCGTTCGGGAGCGCGCCTTGGCCAGTGGTGGAGTTGCGCACCACCTGACGCAGTTCATCGAGCGCCGTGATCCCGACCGGCTGGCCGCTCGTCAGGAACGGCATCACCTGATCATGCAACACCGCATAGGCTTTCGGGCTCAACTCGGGATGCACGCCGCCGGGCCGGTTGGCCGGCGAGACCGCGCCGAAGATATCCCGCCCGAGCTGCTGAAGCGCCTGTGGCCGGAAGTTCGCGCCCATCTGATCGAGCGATTTGTAGAGGCCCTGCGCCCGGTCGCGGACAATCCCCGCCAATTCCTCGCCGGTCGGCGTCTTGACCTTCGGAGCCTTCGGCGTGCCCAGGCCGCCGCTCAGCGCGCCCAGGCCCAACGTCAGCGGGTCCCTGGCGGCTTGGCCGGCGCGCTGGATGCGCTCGCCCACCGTGCCGGCGTCGGCCGCCGCGCTCGCCGCGCCCGAGACCCCCGCCGTCGTCACGCCGCGCGCCACCGCGCCGGGGATCGCCTTCAGCCCGGTTCGCAGCACCGGAGCCGCCAGCCCCGCCGCCTGCGGCGCAAGGCTGTCGCCCATCGAGGCGACGGTCGTAAGCCCCTGCCCGAGCCCGGTTAGGAGGCCGTGGCCGGCGGGGTGCGCCTGCGCAAAGTCGGCCTCCATCTGCCGTTGCCGGGCCAAGGCGTCCTGATACTCCGCGCCGCGCACCTGATGCAGCGAGCCGCGAAGGTCGCTCGGGTCGAGCTTCTGCCGGCCGCTCAGGAGGTCCGCGCCGGTATGGATGAGCGAGTCGACGCCCGCGGCGGCTTCATCGCCCAGGCCGGTCCCGCGGTAGAGGCTGGCCAGCCCGCCGGAAATGTCCTGCGACAGGCTGCGCTTCTGTGGCGGGGCGACCGGCGGCGCGGCCTTCGGCGCGTTCGGCAGGGGTTCGTTGAAGCTGGCCGCGGTCGGCGCGGTCGGCGTCACCGACTCTACCTGCCAATCGCCGCCGTCCGTGGGGGCCGGCGAGCTGATCGGCGACGTGCTTTCAACCTCCCATTCGCCAGCCATGACCTATTGCACCTGTACGGGTTGGAGGGTTTTCGGGTCGAGCGTCCAGCCGCCCGGCTTATTCTTGAAGCGCGTGACGTGCCCGATCTTCAGCATCGAGGCCGGCGGCCCGCCGCCTGCGGCCGGCTGCGTGCCCTGCGCCGCGGGAGCCCCTGCCTGTCCGCCGCCCGGCGTTTGCCCCTGCGCGGCGGCCTGTTTCAGCGTCGTCAGCCAAGTGTTGTAGTGTTCCGCAATCTTCCCAAGGTTCTCGTCAAGCTCCTTTGGCCCGAGAGCATTCATGTCCAGGCTGGCGACCGCGCCTTGCAGGAAGTGCAGTTCGCGTTCCGAGACCTGACCGAGCGCGCCGCCGGTCGGCGACATTTTGCGCATCTCGTTCAACTGATCGAAGCCCAGCCGCGCCTTGATCGTGTCGATTTTCGTCTTCATCAGCGCGGCGGGCGACTGGCCGACGTACCCCTTCTTATCGCTGCCGAACAGGTTCGCGCCGAGTCCGGTCTCAAGGCTGAACCTGCCGCCGGTCAGCGGAACCGTGTGAATCCCGGCGCGCGCTTCGGCGATTGTCTGCAACACCTCCTGCGCCGCCGGAATCTGCGCCTGCGCAGCCGCCGCCGGGGTCGGCTTCGTGGACGGCTTGCCGCTCAGCTTCAGTTCGCCGGTCGTGGTGTTCCGCTGGCCGCTGAGCGCGCCATGCTGCGCGGCCTCTTCCGGCGTCAGGTCGGTCCAGTTCGCCTTCGGCTTATCGCCGCCGCGGAACACCTGATAGCGGTAGCCGGGCCGCGGGGGCGGCAGACCCGCCGGGATCGCGTCCTCACCCTCGCCGCCTTGCAGATGCGGCGCGGCGGCTGCAACCGCATCCATCGCGTTTTTCGGCGGAGCGGCGTCGGTCCCGCCGGGGCCTGCCGTGGCGAGCTGCGTGGGCTTGCCGCCATAGAACACATGGCCGCCGATGCGATGGCCGTAGCCGCTCGCCCAGGCCGGCTGATTGCGACCAAGCTGCGCCTGAAGCTCCGGGTTGAGGAACTGCGTCGCGCCGTTGGTCTGGTCCGCGTACTGACCGCCAATCAGCCCTTGGGCGACCTGCAACGCCTTCTGATAGGCGGGGCTGTTCGGATCGACGTTCGCCCGCGAACTCGTCATCCCCTCGAACTGATGCGGGGCGTGAACCACGTCACTCAGGGTCTTCGCGCCGCCGTAGCCGCTGGCCAGCCGGTTGAGGGCGACATTGCCCACCGCCTGCATCCCGGTCTCGCCCTCGCCGCCGGCTTCGGTCAGAAGCATCGTCGCCAAGGCGTGAACGTCCTGCGGACTCGCTTGGACAGGCGCACGCGCGCCCGCGGCCCGAGCCTGCGACGGCCCGAGCGCCGCGCCGGTCAGTGGGGCTTCCTGGCCGCCGGCCGCGGGAGCCTGCCCGTCGCCGGCCTCATCAATCGGGACTTCGCGGATATAGGTCTGCCCCTCGCTCAGCGTGACCGGCTTCATCCCGCCGCGCACCGCCAGCTTGAAGCTTGTCGGATCGTCTTCGTCGCCGACATAGAGGTTGTCGTTCAGTTCCTTCGTCACCCGATGCGGCCCGAGCGCGGTTTCGAGCTGCCCGATCTGCCCGAGGTCTACCGGCGTCTTCAGCGCGGCGAGGCGCTGATTGAACGCCGCCCGGTCGAGCTTGCCGTTCGACATGGAATCGAACAGCGCTTGTTGCACCGCCTGCGCGTTCGTCTTTTCGGTGTCGCGCAAATTCCGTTGCTCGACGCCCTGCTGATAGGCCATCGCCGTTCCGGGGTCGCGCTGCGCATAGGCCCCGGCCATCATCAGCTTGTCGCCGAAGCTGTAACCCTTCGAGTCCGGGGCGCGCGCCTTCTCCAAGAGACTGTGCGCGCCGCTGCCGAGCCGGTCGAGGAAGCTTCCGCCGCTGCTGCCGCCCTGCTGATCCGCCGCCGTCAGCGTCGGCGCGAGCGCCGACTCCGGGGCGACAAAGTTCGGCGTCGTCGGCGTCGCGCGCCCAATTGTCTCATCCGGCCCGAAGCCGGTCGGCAGGCCGCCGAGCAAGCCTTGCACGTCGTCAGGCGACACGTCCTGGCCGAAGTTGAAGTTCAGGAGGCCCATTCATCCCCTCCGCCTGAGATACTGCGACGGGTCCATTGCGCCGGCCAACTGCGGAGCTTGAATGTTCTGGAGCTGCGGCGTCGGGAGCTGCGGCGGCTGCGCGGCCTGCGGCTTCTGCCCCATCTGTCCGCCCATCGCCCCGCCGAGCGCTTGCACCTTCGCCGGGTCGATCCCGGCCAAGAGGCCCTGCGGCGGCCCCTGCGGCGGGGCCTGGAGGCCGGGCACGTTGGCTTGAATCTGCGCCGGCTGAATGCCGGAAGGCCCGGCCGACGCCGGATCGGAGCCGCCCATCATCCCGCCGCTCTGCATCATCTGCATCGGCGAGACGCCTTGCGCGCCGAGGCCCTGCCCGCCGCCGGGAGGAGTCAGGCCGTTGAGGATTCCATTGAACATCGCCTAGCTCCTAAAGCGCGAGGAACGCGCCGCCGATTTGCACCGCTTGTCCGAGGTTCGCGAGCAAGCCGGGGTTCGAGCTTGTCTTTCCGCTCGCCGTGCCCGACGACGTGCCGGAACTCGTGTTCGAGGCCGTGGACGTGCCCGAGGTGTTGACGCTCGATCCGGCGTACATGGACGGGTCGAGCCCCTGCAAAAGCCCCTCAAGCTGCGCCTGCGTCGTGATCGGCGCATTCCGGGTTGCGTTGTCGGTCGCATATTGATCCTGGCCAGCCGTGAGCTGAGCGCCGGCATTGGCGCGCGCTTGGTCAGATTGGGCCGTGCGGATCGACGCTAACTCCTGCGCCTTCTGAAGGTCGGCGGTCTGGTTCTGCACCGCGGCGGCCTGCCGGCGCTGCGCGTCCGCCTCGCTCATGCTGGCGGCTTGGGTATACATTTGGTTGAGCAAGCCGCCCTGCGTGGACGCCCGGCCTTGGGCCAAGTCCTGCGCGGTCTGCGCCTCCTGAATGCCGTAGCGCGAGCCCTGGAATGCCTGGCCTTTGGCCGCCTGCGCCGCCTGCTGCGCCGTGGTCTGCGCGGCTTGCGCGTCGTAGGCGTTCAGCACCGGATTGACGATCTGATCCTCGAACGGGTTGTAATAGTTCGAGAGCCCAGTCAGCACGGATTGTGCTTGAACATCGGGGAGCCCGGTCAGCGTCGATTTCGCCACGCCGTATTGCGGATCGACTAGATTCGCCGCCGATCCATAAGCCTGCTGCTGACCGGCCGAGGCGGTCGGCGTGAACTGCGAGCTGTTTCCCTGAAGCGCGCCAATGTTCGAGGCGAAGTTCTGCGCCGGGGTTTGCAGCCATTCGGGGACGTTCGCGGTCGTGGTCGCGCTGCCAGTGTTCGAGCCGGTTGTCGTGCTTTGGCTCTGCTGCTGCTGTTGGCTCTGGTTGGAGGTTTTCGAGGAAGACGAGCCCATGTCACAACGGCCTGTAAAGCGTGACCGAGAACGGCTTGTAGCCGAGCGGCTTCATCACCTTCTGCCAGCCGGCGCGGCCCTCGATCAGGGTTCCATTGCAGCCCAGCGTTCGGCAGATTGCGGCGACTCCGGGCTCCATCGAGACAAGCTCGTTCATGTCGCCCACGGCCCAGGTGAATTGCATCACCTTCGCGCCGCCGGGATATTCCACGATCTCGCCGCAGCACGCACAGTTTTTGCCGGGGAAAAAGAAGGCGCGGTGCGAAAGAATCTTCGCCTCTAGGTCTTCGACCGTCCAGAAGCCGTCTTGCATAGCTTCGGCGAACTGATCGCGGAACCGCGCCCATTGAGAATGCACCGGGTCAACCGGCACGACGTGCCCGTTTACCGGCGGGGACGTATCAGCGTCTTCAGCTTCGTCCCAGGCGTCTATGCGTAGGTCGTTCATCGGCGGCTATTTCTTGCGACCGCCGGATTTGCCCTGTCGCTGTTGAGAGTAGGCGATAGCGACGGCTTGCTTCGGCGGCTTCCCGGCGTTGATCTCAGCCCGCACATTTTGTGTGAATGCTTTGCGGGACGGTCCCTTTTGCAGCGGCATCAGCACCTCCTGTGGTTTGCAGACCATACGCCGATGATCAGCGACCCCCAATGCTTGAGATATCGAACTCTGGCCTGCCTCCACGCACAAAAGCCGGCGCGGAGTTGAAGTCGAACCGCACGCGGGCGATCCGCGTACTCATCCGAAACGAACGCCTCAACTGGCTTGGCTGTAGCGACCAGGGACCAAACGCCCGCTCCGCGCCCTGCGGATACTGCCGGCCGTAGAGCGTAAGCTTGACTATGCCCTGCTGACTCTTGAAGTCGGGCCACAGGCCGTTGACCATCACCCCGGCGTCACTTTCGCCCAGGTAGAAGGCCGCGGACTCGATGAAGCCCACCAGCGGCGCACCGTCGTTCGAGTTGCCCTTCTCATGCCAGTAGGCCGAGCCGGTTGGAGAGACGCCAATCGGGAAGGCTTGCGGCCCGGTATCGCAGTAGGCGGAGCGGGCGAGGAAGTCGCGGCTCCAGCCTTCCGGCCCGACCGTCAGGGCGCGCGAGCATTCCAGGCCGTCACGAGTGTCGGGATAGAACCACGTCATCTCGCCAAACTGCGCGACGGTCGAGCCGACGATCTTGTCATTCTGCCCGAGCGCCATGAAGTCTTGGAACATGCTGCTGATCGGGCACGGCACGAGCTGCGTGGTCCCGCCGAGGCTGTAGCTCCAAAAGCTCAGGTCAGGGCCGATCCACATGACGTTCTGCCCGCGGACCACCGGAGCGCCGGCCGAGATTGCGCCGCAGTTGCCGCCGACCCGCTCGAACTTCCACGTCTGGCCAACGTCGCCGATGAAGCTCCCGAGGAACAGGCTATCCGTCGTCCAGACCAGCACATAGTTCCCGATCACCCGGCCGCAGACGATCCGGCCGCCGGTTTCCAGAACCCATTCGCCGGCATTGTTCGAGGGAAGCGAAGTCCACACGGTTTCGTTTTCAATGTCGCTCCAGCGGATGCACAGCGGATTGAAGGTCCCGCTTGTTTCTTCGTTGCAACCCAGCGCCATAACCTGCCGCTGCGGGACGACAACCATGTGCGTGACCTTGGCCGGCGCTCCCGCGATCAGCGCCGCCGGATGCGCGGTGTTCGCGTCCCACTCGAAAATGCTCTGGCCGCGGGGGCAGGCGATCAGGTTTCCGCCCCACGGCGCGAGCGCCCAGGTCAGCGGGAAATAGTCCGTCAGCGAGGGCGTGCCAAACGTGCCGATCCCATAGGCCCCGGTCCCGTAGCCAGCCCCGCCGGTCCCGTCCGTCTGCCCGGCGGTGAAGCCGGTCGTCGGCGTAATGTCGTAGAGCAACGAGCCCTGCCAGACCTTCAGTCCGTTATGCAGCCCGAAGCCTATCGTCTGAAGGTCGCCGAACGTCGTCCAGCCGACCACCGAGCGGCAGACGCCGCCCAGGTTGTCGAGCATCAGCCGTTCCCATCCGCCCTTCGATTCCCACGAGCCCTGCCAGAAGCGCATGAGTGAGCTGTTCCGCCATGCGCCCGGCGCGTTGAAAACCGTGTCGTCGCCGTTGAGGCCCTGCGGCGGGGTGAAGGCGAGGTTGCTCATCGTCAGACCTCGCGCAGCACGAACCAGAGGCCCCCGCCGCCGCCCGGCCACGACCCGCCACTAGCGCCGCCGCCGCCCCCAGGTACTTGCCCCGCATTGGCGCTCCCGCCGTTCCCGCCAGCCAGCGGCCAAGAGGTGTTCCCGAACAGGTCGCGGAAGCCGCCAGAGCCGCCGCCATTGCCAGCCGCACCGCCGTTGACGCCGGGCTGGCCGGCGGCCCCGCCGGGGCGGGAATTGGGGTAGCCGCCCTTGCCGCCCAAGCCGCCGTTCACGTTGCTCAGGCCGCCGTTGGCCACCGCAATAAGCTGACCGTTGACGCTGAGCGTCGTCTGGCCGCCGTCGCCTGCCGGCGCTCCGCCCAGCACGTAAGAGATTGTCGAGAGCGCCGGAACTGGAAATCCGAGAATGTAAACGGCCTCGCCGCCGCCGCCCGCAACGGTCGTGGAGGAAGCGCCGCCCGCCGCGAACAGGTAGGCATCAAGCACGCCGCCGAACGGCACGATTAGCGAGCCCGGCACATTCGCAGCGCCGCCAACTGACGCGCCCCAAGGAAAGCTGCGCTTAGCGCTTTTCACGCCGCTAAGCGACTGACCGACAAACCCCCTGAGCTTGTCATAAGACGGCATCAGTAATCGCCCCACTCCAGTTCGACGTTAATCTGAACCGTGGCCACGCCAACCGCCATATAGAGCTGTTCATTCGGAGCCATGATCATCGGGTTTGCATCCGAATACCCGAAGTCCAGCACCGGCAGGTTGGCGGTTGCCAAGGCCGTGAACGCCGGCATCAGCGCATCATTCGCGAACCGCTTCGTCACGCCGGCATCGAGCGAGCGGAAAAGCTGAATCTGGCAGGCGATCACGGTTCCGGTTTGCAGACAGCGCAGCTTTGTCAGCCGCGCGCCGTTCGGCCCGGCAGTCATCACCAGCACCGTGTTGACCGGCGTGACCCAATTCGTGTTCGCCGGCCCGACGAGCGCGGCGCTTCCGCCTCGCGGCTGCTGCGTCGTAATGATGGAATTGGATGGACTGGCCATGTCAATAATCCACCAGTTCTGCAAAGAAGTTTGTCTGCGTTGCCTGCGTGGTTTGCAGCGTTACATAAACCTGCTCACCCGGCCCGAGCTGTAACGGGTAAGCGTCCGAGAACCCGAAGTCGGAAATCGGGAACAAAGTATTTCCGGCTGCGGTGTATGAGGTCATCAACGCCGTCAACGTCATGCGCTTATTCACGCCGGCATCAGACGATCGGTAGAGTTGTATTTGAGTGTTGTTGAGCGATGACGTGCCAATCGCCCATAGCCGCGTCAGCCGCGCGCCGTTCGGGCCGGCGGTGCAAATGAGGCTCGCGTTCGTCGGCGCTTGCGGCGTGCCGCCGTTCGACAGGCTGACCGTCGCCTGCGTCGCGCGCGGCTGTTGCGGGGTGATGATCGAGTTAGGAGACAGCGCCACCGCCAGCCCTCCCTACAGCGCCACAGCGAAGGCGATGGCTTGCGCCGTCGTGGTGGCGAGCGTGGCGTCAAGGCCCTGCACGTCCGCCGTTTTGATCAGGTCAGGCATCCAGGCATCGGTTGGCGGCGTGCCGATCTTCCGCACGATCAGCGCCTTGCCGGTCTGGCCGGCGGCCGGCGGCAGGTTCACCGAGCCGCTTGAAATGGCGATGTTCACGTAGTCCATGACGGCCTGATCGCCGTCCGTGACGAACTTCTTCGCCGGCTTGCCGGCCCAGGTCAGCGGATAGACGTTCGCCCCATCGGAAAACACCGGCCCGGCATCGTTCGCGGCGAAGGTCGCGCTCAGCGCGCCGCCGGCCGAAATCACCACGTCGCCAGTCGCGCCGTTGTGGGCGAAATAGCCCTTGCTGACAGCGGGGATGGTCACCGTCCCGCCGATCCCGCCGGTCACGTCAAGGAAGGCCATCCGGCCTTCGTCGGTCGCGCCCAGGTTGGTCGAGAGGGTCTTCGCGCCCGACAAGGCGAAGGCCAGCCGGCCGTTGATGTTGTCGTCCACGAGCTGGAAGACGCCGGAATTGAGGATCACGCCCCAGGTATTGTTATTCTCGCCGGTCGCCTGAAGTGTAAACCGCGCAGAGGTTGTGTAGCTGGAGGGCATCTAAGGAGCGCCCTTCAACGCGACTGGCCAATTTACGGCCGGTTGAAATAGCAGATCGGCCCAATACTGATTGGACGGGTTCACCGTGTTCGGATACAGGCCCACCCCGACCACGTAATAGTACGATCCCGGCGTCAAATCGGCTCCAGGCGTCCCGCCGGGCGCACCGACTGCGAAATACTGACCCGTCGCCAGATCGAACGCCGGCCGCACGGTCTGCGCCGCCGCAATCTGAACCGGCGTCGGGAAAAGCACCTGAATCCAGCCTGTGCCGGTTTCGCCCGCGGTCGCCAGCGTCGGCCCGAGCTGCACCCCGGCGCTCGACCACAGCCGCAGGTTCCGGCTTGTCGCGGTCGCGCTCGACGGGCGATAGAACCGCAGGCCCGTAACCTGCCCCGGCACTTTGATTTGAATGTCGCGGCCGATTGAATAAGCGTTGCTGTTATCGACGCTCTGCGACGACGTGGTTGACGCGCCGAATCCGGTTTCCGTCGCACCAACCCCGGTCCCCTTCGGCCCGTAGAGAATGTGCGCCGTCGTATCGAGGTAATAGTCGCCATCCGCGCCCAGGCTGGCGGCCGGCGGCCCCGAACCATTGAGGATCGTGGTTCCGCCGCCGCTGCTGCTGACGCCGCGAAGCCGCTCGTCAATCCGCAGCACCAGCCGTTGCGCCCAATCCGGCGTACCGGGCTCCAGCAACAGGGTTGTGGGGCTCAAGGCTACCATGACGGCATCAGCCTTCCGGTCGCCTGCCGCCGCGTGCTTTGCGCGCGAAGGTTCGAGTAGGCGTCCTTTTCCTGAAGCGTCGCGGTCATCAGCCGCGGGTCTGTTGAGGTCGCCGACAGGTAATCGCGATACAGGCGGATTTTCGCCTGAGCTGTGATCAAGTCCTGACCGGCGTTCGTCCAGAAATTGGAGTCGCCATCGAGAACCAGGCCGGGAGTAACGTCGGCGATGTAATCTGCGGCGAGGTTCCAGATCGCATTTGGGATCGGGAACAGCTTTATGATGGAACTGAAGTCGGGGGCCGTGGTTACAAGATAATCAGTCGGTTGACCTGTCGTGCCCGGCTGAGAAAGCCTCTCGAACTCGTCAATCGACCGCGCCGTGATCGGCCACCGGCTGTTGCCGTTGTTCATCTCCAGAAAGAGGCCGTCCAGGCGGTTGCAGTCCGCCGGCCACGTCACATAGTTCTGGCCAGCGACAGTCGGGATCAGCGCCCGGCGCTCGTTGAACCACCACGCCTCCGACGCATATTGCTCGATGCTCTTGGCGATGATGTTCGTGAACTGCGCCGCCAGATCGTCGGCGAGGTCATCCCGTAGCGTCTCGCTGATGATCCGCGTCTTGAGGTCGCCTAGCGTGGCCATGTGGGCTCACCCCCACGGCGCAAAGGCATCGCGGGTCAGCGGATGCGGCAGGAAGCTTAGCCAGACGATGGCGTGACCCTTGGTCGGCCGCGCGAGCGGCGCGTCGGGCACAATCTGGATGAAGGCTTCGGAGTCCTTGCTCATCGGCCGCGCCTTGTCGGCGTTAACCGCCGAATCCACCCGCGCCGGGGCGGCTCCGCTAAACCCCTGCACCCCCCAGCGGGTCAGGTCGGCCGCGGTCCCGATCTGCACCTGATAGCCGGTATTGCTCAGGGTCCAGGTGAAGCCGTCCGTGATCAGCACGGAAACCGCGTTGGGGGTCGAACCGCCGGGGATGCAGCCGAACAACCAGGGCGTGGTGAAGCCGGCGTCGGTCCAATCGATCTCGCGCCCGATGTAGGCGAGAACCTGCGAGTTGGGCTTGCGGGCCGGCGTCGTCATGAGCGGCTATCCGGGGCCGGGCAGATAGTCGAGCCAGACTGTGGCGACGCCCTGCGTCGGCGCAGCGCCGGTCGCGGCGAGCGTCGCGTAGATCGGCGTATCGACCGCCAGCGGCCCCATGTTCGCCGCCGGAACTGCGGTGTCGGTCCTGGCCACCGCCGTCTTCACGTCGATAGCGGACAGGAGCTGCGCGCCGCCGGGCGTGGTCCCCAGGCTGAAGGTGTTCGTGGTCGAGTTGAACACCTGCGACACGAGCAAGTGGGAGGTCATCATGATCGCGCCCGCGGGAAGCACGCCGATCACGCCGGCCGTCTGGCCGAAGCCAAATTGCGCCGAGATTTCGTGGATGACCTGAAGATGAGTCTTGCGACCGCCAGTCGGCATATCGCCCTCCTAAACGGTAAAGGTGGAGAGAACGAGCGTGCCGAAGTCCGCGTTGTTAAAGCGGAGCTTCTTCAGGCCGTGGATGAGGCCGGCTTCGACGCCCAGCTTGTTGCCGTAGTCGAAGAGTTCCTCATTCCAGTCGAAGTTATCGAACGACTGACCTTTGCCGAAGGCGATGGCCCCGGCCTGCGCGCCCATCAGCACGGCGCGGCGCGAGCCGGCGACGGTCGCGCCGGTCCCGGAGTTCACCCCAGGCGTGATGCGCGTCGACTCGTGGAGAACGACGCCGTTGTACATGCCCAGCGCGCCGGTCATGATCGGGTTGTCCTTGGACCCGTCGCCGGTCATCGCGGCCTTCTGGATATCCAGCCATTGGCCGGTCCCCGCCGCGGTGCGGAGCTGCGTCACTTGGTTCGTGTGAACCACCATGACGTAACGGTCATCGCCGTTGACCTTGATCGGCCGGATCACCGGAACCATCAGCTTGGCGGCGGCGACCATTGCGTCAATCTGGAGCAAGGTCATCTCGTCGCCGGCTGCGAGTAGCTGATCGCTGGCCTTGGCGTTCGGACGGAGAATGTGCGCCGCGTCGGGCGCGATGGCGGCGTTCAGGCCCGAGTAACGTGGGTCGTTCTGAACAGTGTAGCCGCACATTTGGGTGAAAAAGGCCGTGTCCATGCGGCCCGCCCACCAATCGCGCAAGCCCTGCATCGCCTCTTCACGAATTGACCAGGGGATACGTTGCTCGGTCATCTTGCCGGCCGACTTCACCGCGTGGCGAAGTTGGTCGATATAGAGGTCGTCGGTGTAGGTCGCGAGGGCTTCTTCATTGCCCTCCAGCGTGCCATCACCTGACACACCGTCGCCGGTCAACTGCATACGCAGCGTGATCCGAACCCGGTCGCCCGCGTCCTTTTTGGCTTCGGTGTAGGTCTGCAAGACGGAGTCGGCGGAATCTCCGATGAAGCGCTGAATCCATGTGGCTTTCAGGGCTTCGCGAGCGAGGGCGGCGGCCCAAAGCTTCTTGGCTTCAGGTGCGTTCACGCCATAGGCAGTTTCGGCCATTTGAGCGGTCCACGATCAGAGGATCAGGGGGTCCGCTCCGTGCCGTGGAGCTAGGCGGGGCGCTCAGGGAGCGCGTGATCCGTGCCGTGGATCAGCCGAGACGCGACGAATCGCGAAGTCAAAACGACGCGCGTGTTACTGATGATTGTCAAGAAAGGAATTGGTCCGCCGGGAACCTGTGACCAGCACGACAGCGCGCCGTGGGGGGTTTACTGAGGCGCAGGCGACTTCGCCCCGGCGGACCTGTTCAGGATGCTCGTCATGAACCCGCTGAACTTAGGGGCTCGGCTACTTTTTGCCAAGCTCGCGCTTGCGCAGCGCAGCGAATTCGCGGTCGAACTCTTTCCCGGTCGTCTTCGCCACGCTCCCCCAGCTTCGCCCGGCCCCGGCCGACGCGCCGCCGCCCGGCGACGGGCTCGAACCGTTGGCCCGCTGGAGCTTCTGAAGCTTGGCGTTGGCGGACTCCTTGCCGGCCTGGAAACCGCGCCGCTTGGCCATCCCATAGACCACCTCGGCCGGGTCGCGGCCGGATCGCATGGCGTCCTCGGCGAGCCCGTAGAACTCATTCGCGAGCTTGCTCATCAGGGCGTTGCCGGAATAGCCCAGGTCTTCAAGTTCCTCCTGCCGGGCCTGCCGCAGATGCGCGGCGGCCTGCATGTAGTCGGGATGATCGGCGGCGAAGTCGGTCTCGAACGCTTCCATGTTGTTCGAGATATCGTTGACCCGGCGCGATTGCTGCGACTGGCGGAGCTGCTGTTCCTGGCCAGCCGCATCCCGCGCAAGGAAGGTCTTCAGCGCCTTCTTAATCTGCTGAATGTCTGTGATCGGCTCGTCATCGTCATCGCGGAGCCCGGAAATCAGATCCACCAGATCATCCCGGCCGCCGCCGGCTATGCGCTGTTCGAGCGCCTCGAACCGGCCGGATAGCTCGCTCAGCGCGCGTTCAGCCGCCCGGCGTTTCGAGCGCTCTTTCGCCGCCTGACCGGCCTTGTCGTGCGCCTGTTTCTCCCAATCGGTCGGCTTTCGCTCAGGCGGATCGTCGCCCTCGTCCTCGTGTTCCTCGCGTTCGGTTTCGGGGTTTTCGAGGTCGTCGCCGGCATCCGGCGATTCAGTTTCAACCGTGGCAGGCGGGGTGTAGCCCTCGCTCATCGTCTTACTCCATCACACCATGTCTTCGGGTCCGCCCTCACCCGGCTCGGG